TTTCCTGACAGCTTGGTAGGAGTAAAAGGAAAACTTTTTCCTTCTCTACCTTGTACTATAGCATCCATATTACACTCTTTTATCGCAAATGTGATTTACGTGGCAAAAGTAAGTTGCTAATTTGCATCCGACAACTTTTTTTCAAGAAAACAGACTGTAAAGTATTAGATTTTTAAGTTATTGGAATTAGAGTGTGCCAAAATAAAGAAATGTGAAACAAACACCCGTCTTTCTTCCCCAAGAACTGGAGGGAAGAGGAAACACGTAAACTCTTTTCGCAACACGGACATACGGGACGGGTACCGTATGCCCCGTCAGTCGAACAGAGAGGATGCAGTAGAAAGGTTTACAAACTGTAGGATGAGCATCCGGATGGGGAAACGGATATAGTCGGAATACTTTTTCACCAGCTTGTACAGGGGATACTCACGCAGATACTGGCTGTATTCGTCCTTTTCCTCCTCGGTATCGGGCTTGATGTGCATGATGATGTCCGTGCCCACGGCATCCCGCTCGCATTCGGTGATGGTGTAGCCAACGCCTGTGACGACGCGGGCGGCATTGCCCAGCATAGCAGGCTCCGGGGTCTGCCCGGTGGGCATATCGGCTTCTGCCGTGCTGGGGTATTCGGTAAGGTGGGGCGTGTGGGCGGCCTGCGTGACCGTCGCCCGGTGGATGTAGGCGGCAAGGGATGCGGGTTCCGGGTTCGTGCCTGTTGGGTTGTCCGCGTCGGCGGCCTGTTTGTAGTCCGTGACGACGGGCAGGCGGTTCGTTTCCGTGACGGTCTCGGCGATGTAGTACGCGCCTTTGGTCGAGACGTCCGGCTTTGTGCCCGTGAGGTCGTAATCAAAAACATAGTTGGTTTTTCTGGTCTTAACGACGACGGCCCGTTTGTAGGTGACAATGGGCGTATAGGCAATGTGCGCCGGAATCTTGCGGGAGAGCAGCTCCAGAATATCGCTCATGTAGAGGGTAGCTTCATCGCCGCGCTCGAAATTGATGTACAGCATATTGTTGCCTGCTGCATCGAACGGCTCAAATTTGACCTCAACGCCTGCGTTGGTGTAGGCGTTTATCATCTCTTTCAGCAGGGTGGCAGAGACCCGGCCAAAGCCTGCAAAAAAGGATTTGATAAGGCGGCGGCGCTCGTCCAGCGTTCGGGTCTTGTCGAGGTTGATACTCAAAAAGATCTCCATCTGCCGGACTGCGGCTTCGTCCATGAAGTCGATAAAGGCGTTATTATAGACCTGCTCAATCGCATCTTGGGTACCGTCCAGCAGCTTGCCGTTTGCTTTGAGGATGGCGTTCATCTCCCGGACTTCGCGGTAGTAGCGCGGGTAGTAGGAGATCAGCTCTTCATAGCAGTCGGCAAAATCTCGGCTGTAAAACTGCTTGCGGTCGATGGTGCGTTTCATGTGGTCAGCTTCACCTCCCCGGTCACGGGGATGTAATCAGCCCCCGGCTTGATATTCTCGGTGCCGCCGTTGATGGTCAGGTTCTTGTAGTCCACCACGCTGTCCATTTCGATGATGATAGCGCCGATGCGGGCGGCGCGGATGACCACATCCTCGGCGGCCGCCGTCGTCAAGACGGTCTCTTTGAGGTAGGCGTCAATGGCAGTCCTCGCCTGCTCCTGCACCTCCTGCGGGGTGAAACCGCTGGCAAGGTCGGCTTGGAAAGCGACGTCGATTTTTGTTTCGCGGGCAGAAACGGCGGTGAAGTGTGCGCCAAGGTTTGCGACGCCCTCGCCCAGACCGTCGCCGACGGTGTAGGTGTAGCCGTCCACGTTGGCGGTGTAGCCTTTGGTGGCCGGGTCGATGTACTTCTGGACTTCTGCCACCTTCTCGCTGGAGCAGGCGCGGCCAGAGGAATCAATCAGCACCGCCTTGACCGTGTTCGGGCCGTTCCACAGCGGATAGATGCGGGCATGACCGATGCCGTCAATGGATTCGCACCACGTTTTGTAATGCTGCTTGTTTCCGTTCTCGGCAGGGCCAGCTATTTTTTCCTGCACACGGGTACGCAGGCTCTCGTCGCTTTCGCGGTCGGTGCCGTTCTCGTAGATCTCGCCGAATTTGGAATTCTTCATGCCGTCGATTTCGTTCACCGGGATGGCGGCGGTGCCCGCGTAGATGGTGTTGCCAGCTTCGCCGGGGACTTCCGCTTCGAGGTAGTACTCCCCTTCCAGCGTGTTGTAGTGCAGGACAAAATACATACCGTTGTTGTAGTATCTCGCCCCGGTTTCCGGCGTTGTGCCCTCGTAGGTAAAGCGATACTTCGCCGGGGTCGCTGCATGGCGGGTCATGCCGTACTCGTTGGCCTTGTCGTCCAGATCGTCCCCGGTAGCGGTGGAGATGGAAACAAGCTTGCGGGCAATGTCGATATCCGCGTACAGCTTGGCGATTTTCAGGCAGGTGCCCGAAACGGCGTCGTAGAATATAGACCCCTGCCGGGTGTCGATTCCGGCAGCGTCCGCATCGCTCAGAACCTCCTGCATGAGGTTTTCAAAGGTTCTGTCTTCAAACAATTAGATCACCTCCTCCACTTCAATTTCTCCGTAGATGGTGTCAGCGGTAAATTCGATGTGTGCCTGATCTTTGTCAAACGTAATGGTGAAGTCGTGACATTCGAGGATGCGGCTATCCGGGGCCAGTGCGTCTTTGACAAAGCCCTCGATGACGGACTCTGCATATTCGCGGCTGGCGTCCTTTGCGATTACGGCGTCCTCGATCTCGCTGCCGTACTGGTTATCATAGATCAGGCACTTGAAACGCGGGGTGATGATGGCTTTTCGGATGGCCTGCTGTACGGCTTCGAGGTTGTCCACAAAGCCGACGATCCTCCCCGCGTCAAGGTCAAGGCGGTATGTGCGGGACGGCTTTTCCTGCGCGTCCTGCACCTCCGCTATGCCAATAGGGATGTATACGGCCATATCAAATATCCTTTCCTGCTACCTGCCCGGCGACGCGGTCAAGGACATAATAGACCTTGCCGTTGTTGAGCGACAGCAGATAGACGATATCATCCTTTTGCAGATGGTTGTAGACCTTCAGGGTCATCTTATAGGCGTTGAGCTTTTCAACGTAGTGCTTGTGCTTGACGTTGGTCGTCGGACCGCCCCGGCTGTCGTTGTGGATGTGTCCGCCGTCCATTTTGGTATAGGTTTCGTCGCGCAGCTCGCCCTTGTCGCCCATGGTATAGTCCGCGTGAGTTGTGTAGTCCGTGAGGTGCCACGGCACAACAAGCTGGTTGCCGGAGATAATGAGCTTGCTGTCGTTGACGGCGGTGATCTCCAGCGGGTCATCCTTGGTCACAGTGCCCTGCAGGATGGTGGAGCCGACCGGAATCATCCCCTGAAAGAGCTGCTTCAAGCTGGTTTCGTTCATGGTCAGCCCCCTTTCTTGACGTCTGCCGCCGTTGTGAGGGTGACAGACATTGTGTGCAGATTATCCTCAAAATAGTGGTCGTCGTCGTCCACATAGTAGGCGCGGTTGATGTTCAGGTGCGGGATGCGCACCAGAATGGCCTTGCCTGATATGACGTCGGCGTCGCCCAGTGTGTCGAGGTCGATGTTTTCTTCCGGGTCGTCCAGCGTGTCAAGGACGCTGGACACAAGGTCTTTGACCTGCGGCGTGGTGAGGGATTCATCCGGCTGCTGGATCTCCTGAAAGATGCCGATCTTCTTTTCAAGGGCAGCGTTTGACTTTTCGGCCAGCGTGGTGCCCTCTTTTGAGATCATCTTGACGCGGGTCTTGATGTTCTCGATGCTCTTGGTGTAGGAATATCCGTACAGGTTGGCGTCGCCGTCCACGACGTAGGAAATGACCTGATCCTTGCGTTGCAGCAGGGAGAGCTTGCCGCCGTCGCTGCTGACATAGTGCCGGGTGCCCGTTGCCTTGTAGTCAAGGCTCAGGGCGTCCAGTACGGCGTCCTGCCCGGTGGTTTTGCTCTTGGTCAGCTCCGGGATTTGGTAGGTGCATTTTGCGACCGTTCCAGTCGGGATGCCAAATCGGGAGCAGACGTCGGTGAATACCTGATCTGCGGTCTTGTTTTTGTAAACAAACGTGTCCTTGTTGTTGGCAAGGTAGATGCCGTTATCGTAGGCGGTGAATTTCAGATTTTTCTTGTTGCCCTGATTCTGGTTCAGCAGGATGCCCCGAAAGCGCTCCTTGCCGTCAACGAGGAAAATACATTGGTTTCCATCTTCCACGTCGATGCCGCTGCGGGCGTGCTTGTAGCCGTCGTCGTCGATCATGGTCACGGTCAGGGTGCGGGCAGAGCTGCCCTTGCGCCCTTTCCAATGGACAGACTTGACAAGGGCGGTCATGTCGGTGGTCTTTTTGTTCTGAACAATCAGAAGCTGGATTTTTGCCATGCGCCGCCCTCCTTTACGGAATTTTAAGCACCTGCCCCGGCTTAATCAGATTCGGGTTGCTGCCAATGATGGATTTGTTCGCGGAATAGATGTCGGTGTATTTGGCACCGTTGCCGTACAGGCTCTTTGCGATGTTGTACAGGCAGTCGCCCTTCTTGACCGTGTAGGTCTTTGGGGTGGATGCGCTGTCAACGCGGGTCGTGACGTCCTGCACCGTTGCGATCAGGGCAGAGCTGACGGAAACGGTTTTCAGCGAAACCTCCTGATACTCTTTCAGGGTGATGTCGTAGGAGTAGGTGCCCACGTCGCCGCCGCTTTCGGAGTAGTTGAAGCTCTCGATGGTGCAGTACAGATTGATGAACATACCCGTGCAAATAAAATGGATGGGTACGCGGCTCTTTTTCCAGCGCTCGATCATGCGGATGTACAAAATCGGCGGTACGGCAATGAATGATTTCATGCCCGGGAAAGAGTGCGCCGGGAAGAAGCTGGAAAAGCTAAACTGCAAAGCCGGGCGGCTCTGCATGATCGTGACCTCTCCAAGCCCGGTCAGGTCAACGCTCTGGTTGTTGGAGCCGTTTTTTACGGAGAATTTTTCAGGCAGCACGGGGAGCCTGATTTTTTCCTTTTCGGCGTTCCATGTAAACCAGATCTGGTAGTTAATACTCATACGAAAGCTGGCCCTCCTCGAAAATCTCCTGCTTGATAATGCCCATCAGGACAGGCTTCATGTTGTCGGTCAGCAGTTCCAGCACGTCGCTTTCGGTCATACCGCCGCCAGAGCCGCCAGAGACCGTCACAGCGCCCTTTCCTACCAGTTCGAGGATAACTCTCTTCACTGTTTCGGCGGGTGTGTTCTGGGCGCTCTGCGGAGCCGTTGCGACGGGCAGGACGTTGAGAGGTGCAGGCTCGACGGGTTCCGGGGTTTCGGATGCGGGCACGGCGGCGGCCGTCGCCTGCTGCTCGTCGGCTGCGACGGGTGCGGTGGGCTGCTGGGTCAGAACATCTTCCAGCTGCGTGAGGTCGTAGGTCTCGGTGGCCCCCTGCGGGGTGGCAGACAGGCCCATGTAGGCCGCTTCAATTTCCGGCAGGTCAGAGTTCTTGCCGGAGAGGATGTCAGCGACCTTGCCCAGCGTGGACGCCAAGAGAGATTCTCCCGGCGCAGGTTCCGGGGCATCGATGGAGATACCAGCGAGAGCCTGCAGGAATTGGCTGAACCTCTTTTCGGTCCCGGCCTGCTCCTGCGTGATGTGGCTTTCGACGCTGTTGTCCGTGGTGTAGCTTTCAGCGACGTCGTGGCTGTCCACGGTCTGTGCGCTGTTGTCGATGCTGGTTACATCGTGGCTATCATTCAGGACGCTGGCGTCGGTGAGGTCATGGCTGTCCGTGACCGCATGGCTATCGGTGATTGCGTACTCATTCGCCACATCATGACTGTCCACAACGGAGTGGTCATCTGTGACGGTGTTGTAGGTGGTTTCGGATGCGGGCGCTGCGGTGGCCGTTGCCGGGGCGTCATCGATGCCGTTCAGGGCGTCAATGATCTTCTCGGTCTCTTCGGTGGGGAAAACAGTGCTCCCCTGCTTGCCAACGATCAGCTCCGGGCCTTCCTCGCCAGCGATGAACACATCTTCGGCGTCGGTCGTGCCGTTTGCATGACCCTGAACGGTTGGCGTCGGGGTGGTCGGCGTGTAGGTGGAGCCGTTTTGCAAGGCGGCGGCCACGGATGCGGCCACGTCCTTTGCAGCAGCTACGGCGTCCTTCTTGCCGTTCTTGATGCCCTGAATGTAGCCGTCAAGGGTCTTTTCGGCTTGCGCCTTTGCGTTAAGGGACATATCCATGCCCTCGACGGTATCAAGCATTTTCTGTTCAAACTCGTCGAGCTGCTTTTCGTAGCCCGTCACCCAGTCTGCGGTGGCCTGCGCAGCTTCGTCCTGCTTGGCGGTGACGTCGGCCAAGGTGTTGGCCAGCTTGGACACAGCGTCCTTGTTGCCGCTGTTGATGGCCTTGACCATGCTTGCGGCCAGACCTGCGGCCTGCTCGCTGCCGTCCTGCACATAGGACATCAGGGCCTTGTAGTTGTCCTCGGTGATGCCAAGATCCTGATAAGATGTACCTTTCAGGGTCTCGATGTTTGCGGTATAGGTGTTCCAGTAGTTGAGCTGGGAATCCAGCGCGGCCTGTGCGGCTGCGACGCTGGCGTTCAGGTAGTCTTCGGACTTGGTGGACGCTTCATCAAATAACCCAAACTGGCCCTCAAAGCTGTCCTTTGCGGCCTTGTAGGCTGCATCGTAGGCTTCGCAGAGCTTTTCCACATCTGCCCGGACGTCGTTATAGGCTTGCGACACGGCTTCCTGCTGGGAAACGATCTCGCTGCCTGCGGCTTTGGCGTCCTCGGCCTGCTGGGTGTAATACCTGTCGATGACTTCCAGACGGTCAGATGTGTCGTCGAGGGCTTTTTGCAGCTCGCCCTGTTTGTCCTGATATTTTTGCAGCTCCTCGTTGGCTGCGTTGAGGTTTGCGGCCTGTTCAGACCACTGCGCGGAGATGGTGGCCATGCCGGTGGGGTCTTGCGCATACAGGTCGGCGATGTAGTCATCATAGACCTTCTGCGCTTCGTTCACGCGCTCCTGCGCGGCGGCAATGGCGTCATTGTTTTCCTTGATGGTTTCCTGCTCGGTGGCCTGCTGTTTCAACAGGTCAACGTATTCCTGATACTTCTCCTTCTGGAGTTCCTGCTCGGCCTGCTGCTTTGCCATTTCCTTGACGCTGGCAATAGCCTTGTTCTGGTTTTCGGTCAGATCTTCATAGGTGAGGTTCAGGCCGTCAATGCTGCCGTTCAGCTCGTTGATGATGGTTTCCATCTGGGCTTGCTTTTCAGCGCTGTTCCCGGTGGAGCTTGCCAGCGCATCGAGCTGGGCGGCCAGCGCAAGGTTTTCGACCTCGCTGTTATGGATGGCCTGCGTGTTGTTGCCAAAGCTGTCGATCAGGTCGTTGTGCTTGGTGAGTACGCTGTCAAGGTTGGACACATACTCGTCCACGGACTGCCCGTTGTTTTCCAGAGAGTCGGAAAGCTCATCGATGCGGTACTTCAGGGTGGATGCCTGATCGGACGTGCTGCCGTAGGTGCGGCAGGCTTTGTCGTACTGCTCTTTGAGGGATTCCAGCTCCTTTGTCTGGGCGGCGGTGGTGGCCGTCATGGACATGGCTTCGTCGTAGGTGTCCTCATACTTGTTGCCCAGCATGGTGACAGCAGCGGTAACGGCTGTCACGGCGGCTGCGGCCACCAACAGGCCGGGGGCAAACGGCGTCATGGCAGTCACGAATGCTTTGACGGTTGTGCTTGCGAAAATAAAGGATGCAGAGACGCCAGCGACGCCGACGGCAACGGCTCCCAGACCTGCGCCGACGGCGGTCAGAGCCTTTACCACGTTGGGGTGTTCGGAGAGAAAATCGCCCACGTTGCCCCAGAGTTCGGCCAGTTCAGCAGATGCGTCATGGATGGTCGGTTCCAACGTCTGGGTAAAGGCAACGGTCATCTTGTTGTTGGCCTTTTCCCATTTTTCGGACAGGCTTTCGCCAGCCGCCGCGGTACGTTCCAGCGTCCCGGCTGCTTCATCCAGAGATCCAGTCAGGGTGTCAGTGGTGATAGCGCCGTCCCGGATAGCCCGTGCAAAGTCCACGCCGACCTTGCTGCCAAAGACTTCCACGGCCTTTGTGGTAGCTTCGGAGCTGTCCTTCATGTTGGCAATCTCGGTAATGGTATCTTGCAGGGCTTCCTGTGCATCCAGACCGTCGGCGGCAAAGTTCTTGACGGCGGTTCGCATGGCCGTGATGGTAGATGTGCCCTCGACGCCGTACAGCTCCATCTTTGCCAACAGGCCGATGGCGTTTTCCAGCGACAAGCCCATCTCCTGCAAGGACGATGCGCCAGTGATAAGGGTATTGCTCAGGGTCGTGACGGACAGGCCGGAGATCTGCCCAGCATAGGCCAGATCGTCAAGGACGCTGGGGAGCTTGCTTGCATCCTCGCCCCACTTGTTCATGATCTTGGTGACAAGCTGGACAGAGCCGACGACCTCCTGCCCGGTAATATCGGCAAAGTCGAGAAACTGGCCGGTGACTTCCGAAAGCGTGTCCCCGGTATAGCCCAGACGGGTGTTGATCTCGCCGACCGCCCCGGCCACGCTGGAAAGCGCGTCGTCATTCTGGGAGAATGCTTTAAGGGCGCTTGCACCCAGACCGTCGAGGGCGTCCCCGGTGGCACCAGTTGCGTTCACGATGATCTTCTCCGCGTCGCTGTACGCGTTGGTCATATCGTAGACCGCAGAGGTGATCTCCTTGATCGTGGCCGTGATGCCCGCCGCTGCCAGTGCTTGCGCAATGGTGGTGACAGCTTCGGTTCCGGTCTTTGAAGCCTTGTCGGCTTCATCGCTTGCTTTCTGGGTGGTCTTTGCCAGCTCGTCGGTTGCGTCGCTGGCTTTGCCGTTGGCTGCTGCCAACGATTCAGATGCGTGGCCGACCTGCTCCGCTGCCGCTTCGAGCTTACCAAGGTCTTCCGTGCCGGACTGCATAACGGCCTGATAGTTCTGCATGGCTGCATCAGCTTCAAGCTGCGCCTGCGCCAGCTCCTTGAGGGCTTCGGCTGCCGCGTCGCTGGCGGCTTCCAGCTCCTTTTTGGTGTCCGTGGACAGCTTCTCGTTCTGCATGAGTTCGTCCAGCTGGTCATCTGTTTTCTTGATGGATGCGGTCAGGGCATCATGGATTCCGGCAGATGCTTCAACGGATTTCGAGAGGTTGTCGGACGACTTTTCGCAGAGGGACATCATGTCGTTGAGGTCGTCCAGCGCGGCGGTGGATTTGACGCCCATATCGACAAGCTCCTGCGTGGAGTAGGTAGCCTCCATCATGGCCTTGTCATAGCCGCCGACCGCACTTGTCCAGTAGCTTGTTTTCTGGGCAGCTTCGTCCGCTGCTGCGCCGTACTGGTCGAGGACGTCGGCCAGATCTCCGGCGGCAGAATCCGCGCCACTGACGGCCTGCTCGATGCTGTCGATGGATGTAGCCACGCCGTCGGCAGCAGTAACGGCATACGATGCAGAGGACGAAATAGCGTCCATAGCTGCGCTTGCTGCGTCGCCTGCGGATTCCCATTTGTCCAGCATGGTTTGGCCGCCTGCGGCAAGGTTGGCCATCTTCTGGCTCATTTCGTCGATCATCTGGAATCGGGCGGTTAAGTTTGCCATTTAGTCCTCACCTCCTTTGGGCTTCGGCTTGTATCCGGGCTTGCTCCCGCTTTTCGTCGGTAACAAGCTCAGATGCGATGTAGAACAGCTGTCTTCTGCGCGGCATGGCGTCATACTCTTCCGGGCGCAGGCCGTGCCGCTGCCAGAGCGTGTGTGCCCAGTAGCCATCAGAGCCAGCCGCCCGGATCAGTTTTTTGCTTCTTCGAGGGTGTGTGCGTCGTCCGGCGCTTCCATCATGCCAAGGGCCTGCATGACGCGCTTGACAACGTAGTCGTACTCGTCGTGATGGCTGAAAACGTGCAGGGGCATATCGGTGACATCGACGCACTTGTAGTAGGACATCAGCTCCTTGTCGTCCAGCTTGGGGTACTGCAGGGCGGCCACGATGATGTGGCGCAGGGCGCGGGCGTTGTCGCGCTCGGTCTTCCAGACCACCTCACCGCCGTTGACCAGCGGGTTGCCCTTCTTGTCGGTGGCAATGCTGCGCTTGCGGTAGATGGCGTTGATCTTGTCAATCTCCTGCTGGGGCAGCACCTTGACTTCAAACTCGATGACGTTGCCGTCGTCGTCCTTAAAGGATTCCGGGGCGGCAAAGGTCACGATCTCCTCCTGCTGGGGACGCATGAAAAACTTCAGATTTTTGTTAGCAGTAGCCATAATATAAAACCTCCATAAAAAGAAAAACCCGCCCCTTTCAAACGTGATTCGTCAAAAGGGGCGGGTACATTCAGCTTGTCGTTATAATGTTTTCACAGCGGTAAAAATCGCCCTTTCTCACCACTGCGGCGGCTCTTAGATAAAGTCGCGGGCGTTAAAGGTCAGGCTGTCGGTCACGACATCGCCGTTGCTGTCCAGTGCGGTCAGCGGCATTGCGCCGGTGGGGACACAGCCAATATAGGTGCAAACGTCGTTGCCGTGCTTATCAAAGAAATCGGAATCCGGGTCATCCATGATGCCCTGAATGGTGATCTCAGGGGTCTTGTGGGTGTTCTGGTACTTCTTGATGACCTCTTTGATATAGGGGTTAGAGCGATGGCGGGTCACGGTGACGGTGAGGTTGTAGCCCAGCCAGCGGGTGCTGTTGGAGTAATCACCCAGCTGCTTGCCGCTCCAAGTGTCAGGGGTAAAAGTGCCAGTTGCGCTGACGGAATCGGCGGCTTCGATGCCGTCGATAAAGATCTTACCCTGACGGAGAGAGATCGGGCGGGTATTAAATTCCATGGTTCATGCTCCTTTCCGGCTTAGTGAGTGTGGACGGTAAAGAACAGCTTCTCGGCGCTGTCCACAGGCTGCAAATTGACGTCGAAATAGGTCTTGTCGCCGTAGGATGCGGTGCGGTCAACAAGGAAGTCCGCGTCATAGTCCACGTTGGTGATTGCACCGACGTCCTCAAACTGCTTCAGGATGGATTTGCCGACGCCCTCCATGATGTCCCAGCCGGTGGCGCTGTTGGCGTACTTATTCGGCGGGAAGTTGAGCTGCACGGATTCCTGGAAAGTGTCCAGAACGCGGATGACGCGGTTCTTGCGGTAGGTTTCATCCTTGGGCTGCTTAAAGCTGGTCAGGCTGTTAATGTCGTACTCGGCGACGATCTTATTCTCCTCGGAAACGGAGAAAGCAAAATGACCCTCATTGATGGCGGCCACATATTCCTCATGGGTCAGAGCGGGGTTCAGACCGGTGGCTGCATCGACGGCCTTGTAGGTCAGGCTTTCGGTGTAGGACGCACCAGCGGTAGCGCCAGCGACCCATGCACAGGCTTCGGCAGCGGACAGCGCGTCGTCGCCGATGGTATAGCCATTCTTGACGGAGATGACGCCCTCGTAGTCTGCGGCAAAGTTGGGCATAACGGCCTGTACGCCGCGGCCCATGTTCTCGCGCAGGTACTTGATCTTCGTCTTCATGGCGGTCTGCAGGCTGCTCTCGGTAGAGGGCAGGACGACGGCGTTAAACTTAACGCCCTCCAGCGTGTCCATAAAGGCGGTGACGTCGGAGTTCTCGGCGGTTGCATCCGCGCCGCCGGTGAGGTTCAGCGCAGGGATGGCGGCCAGATTGCCAGAGCCGGTAAAGGTGACGTAATCGCAATTCTTTGCAATGAGCTGCTCAACGGTGGTCAGGCCCTCGTAGAATGCGACGGTTTTCCCTGCCAGACTGACGGTGACGTCAAAGCCGCCAACGGGGTTTGCGGTGATGTTGACGGTCAGGGCGTTGCCACGGCTGCCGCCGTACTTTGCGGTAGCGGTCAGGGTGGGCGTGGCGGCGTTCTTTGCGGTAGCCTTGGTGCCCTCCTTGACGATGTAGACCAGCACCTTGCTGGCGTTTTTGAATGCTTCGCGGATAAGCAGCATCTGACGGTTGGCGTCGCTGTCATACACGCTAAAGCTCAGCTTTGCGTATGCTGCATCCGGGCCAGCATTGGTCAGCTCGATGTAGGAGCCAGCCGGGCCATACATGGGCTTGAGGATGGGGACGACGACGGTACCGCGCTCACTGGTGCCGACGGTATCGGTCCGCTCGCTCTGGAAATTGATGTAGGTGCCGGGACGGGTCTTCCCGGCCAGCTTGTCAAACTTGCCACCAGCCATTATTTGACCTCCTTTGCGGCCCATGCTTCGATGTGGGCCTGTACTTCCTCTTTGGTGTACTCGCCGTCGGGCAGGTCAGCGGTCGCGCCTGCAAAGGTGCAGGTGGACACGTTAAAGACTGCGCGGCAGTTCTTACGCAGGGATTCCAGCGGGAATTTCGCTGCGCCCTGCTCGGTGGTTGCTTTGGTTGCCATAAAAGACCTCCTGTTTTATTTCGGATGCTGGCCTGCAAAATCCGGGTTCGGGTAGTCCACGGTGCAGCTTTTGACGGCTGCCCGGAACGCCGTTTCGATGCGCCGGGTAATGTAGATATCCGGCTCATGCCATCCTTTGATTTCGTAGGTCTGCATCATGGTGACGGGTTCAACGGCAAAGGGCTTTCTGGATGTCCAGTCGATTTGCAGCTGCACCGCGTTTTCATCCACGGCCCGCAGGGTGGGGTCACGGATGCGGATAAAGCGCCCCGTGCGGCTGCCGGATTCGTCGATCAGTGGGATTCTGTTTCGACGGTCAAGCAGCGCCGTCAGGGCGGTATAGCCAAGCTCGTATGCGTCCTCTTTCGTGCGGTGAAAGAATTTGACAAACAGGGAAAAGTCCAGCGCGTAGGTGTTCAGCGTGTCGCCGCCGCTGGCGATCTCCGGGCGGGGGAAGTAGACCGCCGGGACGCGGAACGATTCGGGCACGTTGTTGTAGTACGGGGCCGGGCTGCCGCTTTGTTCGGTCAGAAAACGCATGATGCTGGCCAAGTCCTGTTCCAGCATGAGTTCTCCTTTATTGTGGGGTTCGTTTGGTGAAACGGCGTCCAAATCCAGTTGCTTACAAAATGAAATCGACTTCCCGGTATCGAAAAGTCGAATTCATTCAAAGTATTCATCAATCCAAGATTGGAGCCGGGCGTCCAGCAGGTCGGGGAGCATCTTGTCGAGAATGCGGAGAGCGCTTTCCCAATAGTGTTTTCCCTCGACCCATTTTTGTTTCAGGACCATGCCGCCCTCTGCGGTCGGGTCGTAGATGAATCGCCCATCGTCCAGCCAGTAGCCGGGGACAAAGCGGAGCTTGACGCCTTTCGGGTTTGTCCAGTGGCCGGAATTGACGTATGACGCATATTCGACGTTGGTGCCCACCTCAAGAGTTAGATCGCCCTCGGTAAGCTCCCAGACGTTGCCCTGCTGCCCTTTTTCAAAGGACGCCAAAAGCTGGCGGGTATCCATGACCTTGCGCCGGACTATCTCGTCCTGCAGGATTCGCAGAAACTCGCTGCCCAGACCTTCCAGAAACAGCTCCATTTCGTGCCGAAAGTCCCCAGATGCGGCTTTGCCCATCTTCTGGAAAAAGGCTCGAAATTCGGAGACGTCCACGTCGATGGTGCTCATCAGAGATACCTCTGTGTGCCCTTTGCGGTAGCGTAGACAAAAATGTGGTGGCCGTGAACGTCGTGCGGGATCTCCGCAATATATTCATAGCCGTTTTTCTTGTCCACGATCTTGTCGTTCAGGCGCACGTCCGTCCCTGTGGGCAGGGTCAGCTTGATGCGGGATTCCTTGACGTTGACCGGGGCGGCCTGATTGATGCTCGTGCTTTCGCTCTTGACACCAAAGTGGCAGGCCACGCCCGGAACGTCCGGCTGCTCCGGGTAGGAAAAGGACGGCTGCTCTTTCAGGCCGTAGCCGGGGGAGCTTTCGCTCTTCTGTACATGGTAGATGTCGCACAGGTCGTTGAGAAAGTGTTCAAATGCCATGTGTTCCCTCCTTAGAGCCGCCGCATCCGCATGGTCACGGTGTTGTTGGCCGCTGCGACGACGTAATCGTCCAGCAGGGCGGGCAGATCGAGGTTTCCGACGGAAATATCGGAATGCTCTGCGGAATAGCTGTAATCGTCAAATGTTTCGGATTTCAGCACCTTAGAGGACGTCAGAGCAGCGTTATGGGCGTAGGCTTCGGCCAGCAGGATGCAGGCGGTCTTTACGCCCTCCGGCAGCTCTTCCATCTCGATCAGCGCCTTGTTGTGGGTGTAGGTGATGATGTACTGTTCTGCGCGGGAGATGTCCACGGCCAGCTTTGCATCGCTGCGGCTGGCGACCTCCGGCGTTTCGGAGTATTCACGCACCTGCTCCGGGGTTATCCAAGGACGTGCGGGCATGGTCAGACCTCCCCGAAATCCGGCTCTGCATCGTCAGCGTCAGGCTGGACGGTTACGGTCTCCGCTGCAATGGCAGCGACCAGCTCGGCCTTTTTGGTGGTCTTCGTGACCGGGACGCCCATGTCGCCCGCCAGCCGCTTCAGCTCGGCGAACGGCAGGGATTCCAGATACTCACGGTCAAAGTGGGCTGCGGTGCTGCCGTCGGGCTCCTGCTCCCCTTCTGCGGTCAGGTGTGCGGTGTCGTCATCAAAGGGGGCGGCCGCGTTCTGATCGGCCAGAACATCGACCAGTTCAAAATAGCCGCTGCGCAGGGCGGCGGCTTTGACTGCTTCGTCTGCGGTAAAAACATTAGGTTCCTCCCGCGTGGCCTTTACCACGCCCGTGTAGGACATAGCGTTTTTCAGTCTAAGGTGGTACGTCATTCTGTTCTCCTGCCTTTCATATCAGCGTGGCCAGATCACTTAATGTTGGTGATGATGGCGGCCGCGTCCAGCTCCTCGATGATGGGGTCAAAGTCAAAGTGAACGACATAGAAGCGCTTGTCCTTCATGATGGCTTCCTTGCCCTCGATGGTCTTGCGAATCTTCATGCCGTAGGTGTTGACGACGATCAGGTTCTTCGGGTCGGTCAGGATGATCTTATCATCCGGCAGGGACGGGCACTCGACGACGGGCACCTTTGCGGGGCTGTTGTAGATGGATTCGGGGACAGCGCCGCCCTTGTCGATGATCTGGTTCAGCAGGTGCAGCTCCCACTCCTGTGCGCGGTGGGGGCTCATGAGCCAGCGCAGCTTGCCGTTGTTGTACTTGTTCGGCATTGCGTGCAGGGAGTTGTAGAACATATCCAGCGTCATGGAGTTCTGGGCGGTGGCGTCAACGACGTGTGCGCCCTCCTTGAGCTGCTTAATCCAGCCGTCGTTCACCTTGAGGAAGTCGGCGTCGCCAGTGGTGCCAAGGGCAACGGCGTCAGTACCAGCCCATGCGCCAGCGGTGTGCTTTGCGGTAAATTCGTAGACCTTGTTGTCCTTGATGGCCAGATCGCCGATGTTGTAGGTCTCGGATTCGCTGAAAGCCTTTGCCTTTGCGAACTTCTCGTCGCCGTTCAGATAGAGATCCAGAGCATCAATGCCGGTCTGGGTGGTCATCAGGTTGGTGATGATGTTTTCCAGATTCTGACCCTCGATGTTCTCGCGCAGGGTCTCCTCGGTGATCTCCCAAGGCAGGCGCACGGGGGTGCAGGCGTACTTGATGGAGCTGGTGTTGACACCTGCGCGGTAGCCGTCGTCGGTGTCCTCGGTCTTCTCACGCAGCAGACGGGATGCAATGCCGATCTTGTCGATCTCGCCGGAGCGGGCGGTGCGCATCTCATGACGTACCAGACCGCCAAGGGTGGTCGCTTCAAAGGTCTGCTGGATAAACTTGCGGGCCTGCTCGCTGGACAGAATGCCAGCGCCCGCGTTGGGGGTAAAGTTGCCGGTATTGATGGCCTTGCGGATGATATCTTCGATGGAAAGTGCCATTTCGGTGTCCTCCTTCTTTATCACAGGATGCCGTGCAGGTAGCAATCCTCCTGCGCGGCAGACTTCTGGACGGTGCCGGATGCGCCGTTCAGGTTGGTGGGGTTGGCGCGGCTGCTCAGCACTGCGCTGACGGACTTTGCGACAATGCCGTCGATCAGCTCGGACAGGTCAGCTTTGGTGAGCTGCTGCTCCTGCTTCTGTTCCGGCTCCTGCTGGCCCAGCGCCTTCTTGATGGCTGCATCAACGGCGTTCTGGACGAAATCAGGGGTGATTTCCTCGCCCGCTGCCTTTTCGACAGTGGCGGGGGCCTGCTCGCTCTGCTGCTGGCCCAGTGCCTTTGCTACGGCGTCCTGCACCAGCTTCTCGGCTTCGCTCTTGGTCATGGTTTTGCCCTCCTTGTTTTTGTCGGTTTCGGTGGATGTATCGTCGCCCGATTTTTTGTTATCGGGGTCGTCGGTTTTGTTAGTGGACGCGGCAGAATCGTTATCGGCAGCGGTCTTTTTGTTATCGTCCGTCGCCTGATTCTTGCCCTCGTCCTTGCTGCTGCCCTTGTCGTCCTTCTGGCCGTCGGCGGTATCTTCCTCGGTGCCAGTTTCGCCGCCGGGCTTGTCCTTGTCGGGGTCTGCGTCAACAGATGCAAGGAACGTGCCCAGACTGTCATACAGGCCCTGCAGGGCTTCGCGGTTCTTTGCACTCAGGCTGCGGCCAGCCTTTTCGATGCGGCCCAGCTCCGGGGTGGGCTTGCATTCGAACAGGGATTTGGTCAGCGGCTTTTCGCTGCTTGCATCGGCCAGCAGGTTGGTGATGATCGTGCCGAACTCTTCCAGCGCGGCCTTGATGGTGTCTTCGTCGGTCTGGTAGGTGTAAGTCCCGGTATAGCCGTTGTAGGTGTACAGGGCGCTGCGCAGAGCGTCAAAGGCGTTCCAAAAGCTGCTGCTCGTGTTCGACTGCTTGAAGTTATCAGTGACCGCACCCTTTTCGACACGGCCCTGTGCTTTGGTTACAGATGCGCTGCTCAAATCAGTGTCCTCCTGTGCAAAGACGCCCAGACCGCCCATCGAAAGCCCGGTGATTTCACCTTTTTCGATGGAGTTCCACAGGTCGTCATCCTTGATCTCGACGGTCATCAGCCATGTGCCCTCCTTGACGGTTTCGCCGCCGATGTCGCAGTCGGATTTTGCAATCCAGCTCTCAACGACGGCGGTTCCCTCGGCTGACACAAAGTTGTGCTGCAGATCGACCTTGTTCCCGTTCTTGGCAAACCAATAGGCCGCCTTTGCGATTTCGTCAGCGGTCATATAGTTGCCGTGAGCGTCCTCGACCAAAGGTTCGTATACGACGCCCGTCACGAAATGGGAATCGCTGTCGGCCTTGATGATTTTGCCGTAGGTGGTAAAGGTCGCCTTGCCGTCCTCGTTCTTGACAATGAGAAAAGGCCGCCTGTTGGCTGCTTTATCGACAAGGGACACAAAAGAGATCCGTGCATCTGTAATTTCTTTTGCCTTGGTTACAGGTTTTGCCATGTGCTCACCTCCTTTTCCTGTTTTCGGGCAATATAAAAAGCAGCGTTTCCGCTGCTCTTTATCATGTATTGGGTTCTGCCGGGGTTTCGGTCGTTTCGTCCAGCTCTGCCGGAACAGAAACGAACACGTTCGGGTTGTCCAGAATGGCTTTAATCTCGGCCAGATCGGTGCCGGGTAAAAGTTCCAGCTCCAGAGTGGGGACTTCATCAACGGCATGGTGCAAGGTGTAAGACCTGATCATGCCGGAAAGTTCCATGCCGTCCAGCTTGACGCTGGGATAGCTCACACGGGATTCGTCAATGGTTACGATCATGTTTATTCATCCTCGATTCCGGCTTTCGCCTTGTTTTGTGCATCCAGTTCGGCTTCCCAGTCGTCGTCCATCTCGTCGATGGCCTGCTGTTGCAGCTTCTGGCGTTCTTCCAGCGGCAGCCCCAGAATGTCCTCCGACACAACTGGCTGCTGGATGCAATGACAGTTGATGCGCTCCCCTGCAGGCAGAATAACGTCGCGGGGGTACATGGGATAGTAGACAATGCCGTCGGCCCCGGTCAGCTCAAAAGGCTGGTCTTTGGGCACGACCTGTCCGTCCATGTCAATGTGGTTTTGGCGGGGTTCGTTGCGGTAGTCCCCGGTATGCCGCCAGCTTTTGCCCTCGACGGCCGGGGACTGCATAAAGGCTTCCTGCTGGGCGACGCTGTGCGCTCCCAGTATTTCAGTAACGGCCACCCGGCGGGCGCGGTAGTGGGAAGTCCAGTATTCGCCTTTGCCCTCTTTCTCCATGCCGGAGCCGATAAGGTCAACGCAAAACTGCGAGATGTTGCCGCCGTTGTTGATCTCCTTTTTGAGCATGGCTTCGAGCTGGTCTTTGCTGGTCGTTCTCATGAGGTCGGCCAGCTCGTCGCTCCAGCTTTCAATCCATGCGGTGGTGCGCTTGGATACCCTGTCCAGCTTCAGGTTCTTGTCCGTCTGCTTGAGGTAGTACGCGGCGTACTCCGGCAGGAATTTCGACAGCCGGGTGGCGAAAGCCTTGCTCAATTTGGCGGTTGCAGGGGTGGCAGCGGTTACAGCCGGGAGCTTCTTCTGAAAATCTTCCAGACTACCAGATGCTTTAGCTTCTCGGACAAAGTAGTCCGTTTCCTCGGTGAGTATGTCGGCCACGTCGTCCTCGATATCTTGCGCGTATTGGAGCGTCTTTTTCGGTTTAGCATACCCTTCCTTTCCAAGCTGCTTCGAGAGGTCGTTGTCAGCTTTTCGGATGTAGGCATCAATAGCCTTTGCTATGCGGTCGCAGTAGCAAGGCTTGATAACAAGGCGCTGTTTCACTGCTCTCCCTCCTGCTGCTCTTTGAGATCAACCAGCAGGCGGCGCACCTCTTTCATGACGGCGTAGACCTGCGCGTCCTCCGGGCGGCTGGCGGCTTTCTGGATTTTGCCATCAAGGGCCATCGTGAGAGCGCCAAAGTCAAAGCCGCCGCTGCTGTCGGACTGCGTGATGGACAGCGGGACATTGCCCCAGTCTTCGTCATAGTCGTCCGACGCTTCGCCAAGGTACTTGTAGAGGATCTCTTTTGCTTTGTTGGGGGTGACGCCGCCCGCTGCCGTCGCTGCGGTAAGAATTTTGCAGATGTCGTCCGGGTTGGAGATGTTCGGCTCAAGGAAGTAGGCTTCGACATACTTAAAGCCGTAGGCGTTCAGCAGACGGTTGTTGATGGCCCACGCAAGGCTCTTGCGTTCCGGCTGGAAAACCTGCTTCTCCGTGACCTCCTGCGCGGTCTGCGCGGTGGCGCGGTTGAAGTCGGTCGTGTACCCGGTGTAGAGGTCGGGCAAAAGGAACGAGCTTTGCACCTTCTTGCGGTTGTTGTCCATGTAGGACTGGAACAGCTCGTCCTTCTGCAAGATGGATGCCAAATCCTTGACTTCAATTCTCGGCTTTTCGGTTTCGTCAAAGTCGGTCTTGCCGTCGGTGGATTCGGTTTCGAGGACGATAAAGGCGTGTTGCCCTGCTTCGCCCTTGATGTCGTCCATGTACTTCGTCAGCTTGTCGTAGCTGTCATTCGTGAGGGTGCCGCCCTGAATCATAATCATAAGCGGGGTGTGACGACCGTTGATAAAGTAGTTGTTGTTCAGGCGTTCAGCGCGGCGGCTGCCATCGACTCCCAGAACCTGGCCTATCCAGCGGACTTCACCGTATGGCTGGATGCCGATGGAAAAGTCCAGAATCTCGTTTGCTTCACAGGCAATGTCGATAGATTCTCCATCTTCGAGGTAATGGCCGTCGCGCCAGTCCATGCGGCGCGGGTCGCCAAACTCCTTGAAATAGACGACCTTGCCGCCGATCTGCTGCTTGAATTTGCGAAATTTCTTTTTCCGCTGGACAGGCTCACCGTGGGAGTAGTAGACGGTATCAATGCGGGGTTCCAGCGGGACGGTCATTCGGATAGACGGCGTATCATGCAGAAATTCGATCTGCTGGACTTGTCCGTCAAGACTGCGGATGACTTCCAGATAGGCGATGCCGTATGTTTCGCGGGCTTCAATGAGGTCTTCAAAGACTTCCTTTGTGTCCTGCTCGGTGTTCAGCAGCTCAATGATGCTGGCCATGCGGTTGTACTCCGCGTTGGCTTCATCGCTTTCCTTGACGTCCTCGGCGTACTTGACGCCGATGCCAAAGCCTGCAATGTTGTCTTTGTAGGCGCGGATGCACTGCGGCAGGATGGTCGATTCGCGGACAAGATCATGCAGACCGGCCAGCTCATAGGGCGGTTCAATCCAGTCGCCAGCGTTAAAAGCTTCCTGCTCCGTGACCTGCGTTGTGGTGTCGGACTTCTGGATGGGCTGCAATGGCGGCTTGTATTCGCGGCCTTTGATGATGCGGGCCTGCATGGGGCGCGGTTTCTTATTCGTTGCCAATGGGGTTTACTCCTTTCTTCCTGCTCCCTTTGGCGGGTGAGCTTTCGAGGGCTTGACGGGCAGGCACAGCAGCAAAATGCAGTCGGCTTCGTCGGGGGACGGCTGGCCGCGTGCTTTGACGTCCTTTTTGCTCTCGATCTTGACCTTGCTTTTCTCCGTGATGCCGTATTTACGGGTGGAGAGCTGCGCGGCCAGATCTGCGTCGTCGGGCAGGATAAGTTCAACGGGCTTTTCGTTGCCGTCGTCGTCAATGGTTTGGAGTAGCTTTTTGACAATGGCCATCATGTAGGTGGTCGTGTCGTGATAATACTTGTGCCGGATGATCTGGCCAAACTTGACCGGGACGATGGAGAGCCACCAGAAACGGTCAGGGTCGCTGCGCTTGATCTGGCGCAAGTTGTCGGTTACACCACCGCCGACGCCGCCGTCGTCGATCTTGACGGGTATCGCGGTTTCGAGGTGGTATTTATCGACAAGCCTGCATCCCAGCAGGGCTATTTCGTGGGCGGTTCGTACCGTGTCCTGTCCCTGTATCTTCTGGTGAAAATAGACCTTTTCATCGACCTTGTAGCCGATGACGGTTTTATCGTCGCCAAATCGGGCGACATCGCAGCCGATATGAACAGACAGCGGTTTTTCCGGCTCTTTCCAGTCGGTGTTGATGGACTTTTCGACCATGGACAGCGGGATAAAGACGTCCTTCTCGGACTTCGGGAAGTCCCCGGCCACGCGGACGCGGAACATATCTGAATCCTCGCCGTACATGGTTCTGATTCTGTCGATGTACTCCTGCGACACGCGGGGGCTGTTTCGGTCGTCAACGTGGATGGTGTGATATTCTGCCCGGTTCTTGTGGAAAGCGTCGTAAAAGAAGCCCTGCAACTGCGTGGGGTTTCCGCACATCAGGAGCCGCGCTCCCTCTGTGGATAGAGCACCCAGAACAGGCTCAAAGACCTTGTCGTCCACGCCGGATGCTTCGTCGATGATAAACAGCAGGTTTTCAGAGTGAAAGCCTTGCAGAGCGTCCGGGGTGTTCGATGTTCGGGCGACGGCAAACCATTCCTCTTTGGCTCCCGTCATGTAGACGCGCTCCTGCGTCCATGTGATCTCCCGTTGCAATGCCGGGTTGCTGCGCAGCCACTTGGACACCTCGGCCCAGAGGATGTCATATAGCTGGTGCTGTGTGGGGGCTGTGCAGGGGATTTTCGGGTAAGGGCGGGTGCAGATAAACCAGATAATGGCCCATGCCTGCACGGCGCTCTTTCCGATGCCGTGCCCAGAACGAACGGCCGTCATGGGGTTCTTGGCCAGACTTCGCAGGATGTTGGCCTGCTCCTCGTCCGGCTTGGCTCCTATGATATCTTCGACAAATTCGACGGGGTGAGCTGCGTAAAAAAGCACGGCGTCACTTGTCATCTGCTTCACCATCCATTCTGCGCTGATAGGCTTCCTCGATGGTCTGCATCAGGCTGGGGGCTGCGTTCGTGTCCTCCTGCGGGGCTTTTTCCAGTACGAGGTTGTTTTCGACTTCAAGGGCCAGCTTCAGCATCTCCTTGATATCGCGGGGCGTCATATCCTCCGGGGCCAAAAGGTTCAGGGCATTCAGTGCCTTTAGTTGGAGTTGGGCGGCTATTTGCAGATGGGTTTTGCGGATGTCGGCCGCTTCTTTGGCTGCGCTTTTGCGGGCTTCTTCGTCGATGCTGTTATCGTAAGCCCGGCAGCGGGCGGCCCAGTTGTGGCCTTTGTGCCAGCGGTCGATTAGACTACGATTCTTGCCGCATTCCTTTACCACCGCCGACACGGTGCGTTTTTTGCCCATATCCCGGTATAAAGAGAATGCAGCATAGGCCGGGTCGCTCTCTTTGGGCTGCTGCTCCCAGACCTTTGTTTTGACCTGTTTTTCCATGGCATTCTCCTTACAGGGTCATGCAGGGAGAAAAGGCCCGGTCATGCCGATGCGGTGACGGTATCGACGATGATCTTGACGATGGCATCCTCGCCGTGTTCCTTGATGTAGGCTTTCAAGGGTTTCTCGTCGGCTGCATCAAAGTCAAGGCTCAGCAGGAAGTTATCTTCCAGATCCTCTTCAGGTTCTTCGTCGGTTTCGGTCACGTCGTCAAAGTAGGATTTGAGTTCATCCCTCAAAACGTCGATTTCCGGGAGCGTGAATCCTGTGTCGGCTGCTTCTTCGCCCAGCTCGGTGAGGATGTCGGTCAACTTCTTGTCGTCCCATTCACCCGTGATCTTGTTCAAGGCGATGTTGAGCTCCTTTTCCTTGATGTCGTCCAGATCGACGACGGAAACGGTGACTTCGGTTTCACCCTGTGCTTCAAGGACGGTCAAACGCTGGTGGCCGGAAACAACGGTATTTGTGCGACGATTCCAAACGATAGGCTGCACCAGACCGTGGCGCTTCAAGCTGCGCTCGATAGCCTGATATTCTTCGTCCTCCGGCTTGAGATCGACGCGGGGGTTATAGGCGGCGCGGTTGATATCCGCGATGCGCTTTACTTCAAATTCCATGCGTTAGTCCTCCCCTTTGATGCTTTCCATGATGGCAGCGGAGAGGTTGGCGCGGGCGTTGTCCTGTTCGAGGTATGCGTCCACTGCATCCTTGTACTGCTCCGGGATGGAAAAAATCATCGAGAATGTGGCGTCGGCAGGGGGTTCTTCTTCCTGCTCGTTGTCCGGCTGCGGTTCAGGCGGTGTGTAGTCGAGAATATCGGCCAGACGGTTCTGGTACTGGTCGATAAGGCCTTGCAGTTCATAATCTTCAAAGCCCGTGAGGGATACGTTGCCGCGTTCTGAAAGCTCTTTCATGAGGGGTGCCAGCTTTTCATTATCCCAGCGGCCTTTTGCACGGTTGAGGATGATGTTCAGCTTCTTTTCCTCTCTGAGGGTTTCGTTTATGACGACAACGTCGGTTTCGGTCTCCCCGATATCGCACAGCGCCTTGATTCTCTGGTGGCCGCTCACGACGTGCCCGGTCTTTTCGTTCCAGATGACGGGTTCGACCATGCCAAAGGTTTCAAGGCTCTGCTTTATCTTGATGTATGCGGGGTCGCCCGGCTGTAAGTCCTTGCGCGGGTTATAGCTGGCAGGTTTAAGATCTGCAAGCTGCATTCTCCTGATATTCATTGCCATGTTCCGTTACCTCCCGGCGGGTGAAGAAATAGAAGAACGGCGTATCTGCCAGAGCAAGGCAGGCTTTCAGCAGGTACTGACCGATCATCATGCCGACAAGGTTCATGCGGCCCTCCGGGGTAAATGCCCAGCCAAGGCCCAGACCGAAACTGATAAAGGCATAAATAAACGTGTCGATGATCTGGCTTGTGCAGGTGGAGCCGTTATTCCAGATCCAGCGGCCGCCTTTGACGTCGCCATGCTTGCGGATGTAGGCATCACGGATTTTGTGGAACACAAAGACGTCCCAGCTCTGGGATGCGTAATAGGCGCACAGGCTGCCGATGACAAATACCCAGTTCTGGCCTAAAAGCGTCTGATATGCGCCATCAATAACAGGGTCTACAGCCTTGCACCAGCCTGTGAGGATAATTGCGATGGTTGCGAAAATCTGGCCCACAAAGCCAAAGAAAACCATGTTCTGCGCTTTCTTGCGTCCCCAGATTTCGCCGACGATGTCGGTGCACAGGAACGTGACGGCGTAGGTGATCGCGCCGCCGGATGTGGACAGGGTGATGGGGCCAAGGTGGATGCCGGTGGTAATGGTGCGGCTGCCGACGACGTTCGCAATGACGATGGAGATCACGAACAGGGTCAGCAGGATGGAATAGTTCTTGTCGTTTTTTTTCATTGTGCTTCTCCTTTTGGTTCAGTCCTGCGGGCCGCAGGTGCGGGCATACAGGTCTTTGCAGATGGTCGCGCAAAGGCTGGCGTTTGTGGTATATACCAGCTTTTTGCCTGTCGGCTCGATGCCACGGGCCAGCATCATAGCCTTTACCTGTGCTTCGCGCTCGTTGTACAGGCTGCGCTTAAAATTGCGGATGTGTTCTTTTTTGATACCATCGTTGAAATATCCGTACTTCACGCCGGACAGCCAGCTCGTGCTATCGGCCGATGTGCAGAAATTGTTCTCGCGGATGATTTTGAAGTCGGTGCAGCCAAGCAAATGGATGTCGATCTCCGGCTTCTTGTTTTTGATGTAGTGGGTGATGTAGCGTATATCCTGCTTGTGGGTTGCGGGCTTTACAATGCGCCATTCCGGGACGCTGACGGCGATGTAATCGGCAAATTCGATCAGGCGGTCAAGGCCTTTCAAGCCGTCCTCAAAATGAAAGACGTTGATTTGCTTGTTTTCGGGCAGAAGATCTCTCATGCGCTGACGGAAATACCACGCTTCTTCCGGGCCAAGGACTTTCTGACAGTCGATCTCGACGCAGGATGCGGTGATGTGGTTCTGCTTGACAAAGGCAATGAGCTTGTCCTGCCATTCGGTCAGGGTCGAGATGGTCTGCTGCTGGCCCTTGCTGGCACCAAACATCAGGGTGAACAGGCCCGAATCCTGAATGACGTGTTTCTGCTGCTTCTGCTGTTCCAGAATAATATCATCTTCCGGCAGCCTGAAATCATCGTCGGGCTTCTTGTTGACGATGTAGTTATAGCAGCTGTACAGGCGGTAGCGGGTATCTGCCGCAACAAGGGCGCAAAAGTTTTCCTTGCTGCCATCGCTTCCGGCAAAATGAACTTTGACGTTACTCCCTAACATAGACGCCACCTCCCTGCCCGTCTTCCTGTACGGTGACTTCCGCACAGCCGAAAGTATCGGCGATCAGTTTTGCGATCATCTCGCAGGACATGGAACCAAAGACCATGTGCCCGTTTTCGTCGCCGAAACGGTCGGACAGAAAATGGTGGATGCGGTTCTGCGTCTGGATGATCTCCAAATCGCGGTCGTCATGTGTGACAGGGATTTTTGCGGTAATGCCGAACACATGGCGGTGGACGCTGCGCAGATATGCCAGCTCCGCCGGGGCGTCCGGCCAGTTATGGAAACCAGGAACGTCCACTTTGCAAATGATGTAGTACACAGTTCTTTCCTCCTTTCAGATGTATTTTGCCCTTTCGCGGCGCTCATCCCGATTTCTGCGCAAAAAAGAACCACCCGGCCGCTATTGCGGTCAGGTGGCAGGGCAGAGAAAAGAATGAGTGCGCTATTCTCTTTGCGTCCAGCGGCTGGGAGTGTCGGAAGCTCCCTGTCGCTTTTCGCATTGTGATAGTATCACAGATTGGTATGCGTATTCTACCTCATTTATACTCATTTATACTCATTTGTGGTACATTTTCTGTGCTTTCTAGGGTCAAAATGGCTTTTTTATGGATTCTAAGGACGGCTTCAATGTATTTTCGGTCATCGTTTCCGTACAGTGTGAGGGCTACGGCGTTCCATTTCTTGGGTCTGCAGGTATCTTCGCACTCCGCGTCCATGTATCGCAAGCGCAGGACTTCCCTTTGCAGGCCGTCCGGGATGGCATCGACCATGCGTTCCAGCTCTTTCATTTTGTCGGAGTTGGCTTTCAAAAGGGGCAGGATCTTTTTTTCATATTCGATGTACCGCTCCACAGCAGCTTCCATCTTGTGGCTGTTGCCCGCTGTGTGTGCGCTGCCGTCGCTTTCCGGGATACCCGTCAGTCCCCCGGCGGCGTCCCGCATATCGTTCAAGCGGGAAAGCCGATTTTTATTCTCCATAGCCATTGGCAGGTATTCGGAAAGACGGTCTTTCGCTGACTGCTGCACTTGCAATTCCTCCGCTCAAATGGTATAATAACGGTTGTCCGGCGCCGTTCATCTTTAGACCGTTTGAGGTTTGAGGGTGGGCGGCTCTTTTTATGCCCAAAAGCTGCCCGGTGGTTGTTATTCGTCGTCGGTATCATCCGGCCTGAATGTGTTGATGTCGATCAGAGCGCCCGTGCCCTGCCCGATCTGGTGATCGGCGTCCATGGTGGTCTGCTTGGGGCCGCCTGCGGGCGGGTTGTCGTACATAGAGGTCTGGTTCGTGGCCATGTAGACCAGCACATAGCGGCCAAGGTCTTTGTCCCAGACAAGTGCCATGCCGGTGTCGGTCTTTCCGTCGTCGGTGTCCTTGATGGGGACGGTGGTCGTGATCTTATATTTGAGGACAGGTTTCTTTTCTGGGCCGTCCGTGTCGCCCAGCTCTGCATCGCCGTCGGTAAAGACGTCCTCGTTTGTGACGGTGACGTTGAGGGCGATCTGGCCCTCGTCCATCTTGGACTTCTCCATCTTCTTCAAAAGCCGCTGCAATGCAATGTCAAAGGCTTCGCGGACGGTGTTGAAGGCCGGGGACGTGATGGACATTTCTTCGTAGTTCTGGATGGCCATTGATGATGCTCCTTTCAAAGATCGCCGAAAGTTTCGGCTTCTTGTTCGCGCCTGATAAGTTTATCCTCGTGGGTGTTGGGCTGGTCGTGCTTTTTGTTGGGCTTTCCGCTCATGCGGAAAAAGTAGCCCATGGCAAATGCTAAGATGTAGTATAAAATCTTCATGGTTCCAGCTCGCTCAATCTGACAAGCACTTGAGGGGTCTCCCCGTATCGCTTTTCGACCAGCAGGCGGCAGACCTGCGCGTCGTCGTCGTAGGCGATTTTATTCAGAGAGTCCAAAACGATTTTCGCCAGATTATCAACGTCTGGCTTCTTCTGGCAAAGGGTCTTGATGTCAAGCATCAAGGCTCTTTTCTTTTTTGAGGTGGATTTCGGGACGGATGAATAGCTGACGATTTCGGCCTGTATTGGGCCGGAAAGCCGCAATCCTCTGGCGGCCTGCTGGTAATAGAGCCGCACCAGATTCTCATACATGACCGTTTCCTTTGGGGTGTAGGTGCTGGCGTGGCCTGCGATCTGTACGGTGCGCGGTCTGGCCTTGCCTTTAGGCTCGCCGGGGACGGCAAAGGAAATAATCATGCGGGCTGCTCCCCGGACGCCTTGTAGAGCTGCTCAAAGTTGCGCTTGGTGTATGCGAGGACGTTACCGTCGGGCAGCCGGACAAGGTAGTCACCGGGGCGGGCGGTCATGCGTTCCCGCAGCTTGTGGTTCTGGATAATGAGAGTCAGACCGTCAAAACGGAGTGAGCCGTCCCGGATGGTGCTATTCTCAAACAGGCGGGTGCCGATGCGGTCGCGCACCCACTTCGGGGCGTCGGTGGCGTAGTCTTTGGTGAGCTGGTAGGCTTCAACGGTGGTGTCCGTGTGCTTATACTTCATTCGGGGTTTCCTCCTTCTTGGTATCCGTGGCGTGGATACAGTAGACGGTAGACCGGCCCGTCTTCCCGGCTTTTTTGGTGTGCTGGCCGACGTCGTAGCCATTATCTGACAAAATAGCCGCGACGGTTCGGCGGTCTTCCTTGCTGAATATGCGGAGTTCGATTTCGTACTTCATACGGTTCTCCTTTATGTGTTGAGGTAAGCGAGGTCGTCGCGGCAGCTTTTCATCATGTTTTCGCGGCGGCGGTCTTTGCCGTTGATCTCGACCGGGATGCAAACTTCCTGCAAGCGGCTAAAAACGCGGCGGCGCTCGATGGTGTTCGGGTTCGCAAATTCGGACGGGGTGATATTGGATGTAACGATCAGGGGCTTCTGGGCGGCGCAGCGGTTGTCCACGACGGTGAAAACGATCTCCTGCATGAACGAGGTGTCGCGCTCTGCATCGAGGTCGTCCAGTATGAGCAGGTCAACGGCGTTCAGTTCGTCGTAGATGGATTCTTTGTCAAACGTCCCCTGCAGGCGGTTTGCGATGTCGGCAAAGGTCGAGACCTTGACGGTGTAGCCTTTATCCAGCAGGGCGTTTGCGATGCAGCAGGCCAAAAAGGTTTTACCTGTGCCGCACGGCCCGATAAAAAACAGTCCCCGGCCACGTTCCCGCATTTCGGTGAAGTGCCGCACATAACCCTGTGCCGCATTTGTGGCCGCTGTGTTTGCGTTGTCGTCGGTGTCAAAGGTGTATGCCGCCTTTCGGTCGTTGACGCCAAAACAGGCCGCTTTGCGCCGCGCTGTGAGCATTTCGCGTTCCGCATCCCGGCGCTTCTGCTGTTCCGCTTCGCGGGCTGCCCTCTGGCAGTCGCACAAAACAGGGACAAGGCCAAGGTCAAATGCAGCGTTGTGAAAATGGTACTGCTTGGGGGTGTGGCACTTGCCGCACATCAAAAGCCCGGTCTTCGGGTCTTTGTAGTCGTCCTGGGCGACGCTCTGGACGGCCTGTGCCTGCTGCACGACCCGGTTCAATGCGGATTCGATGCTCATATCAGTTCATGCCAAACGCCGCGTACAGGCTGGGTTCTTCCTGCTCTGATTGCGCAGCGGTGGGCGTACCTCCTTTTCGTTTGTTCTGGAAATGCTGGCGGTCTGCCCGGAATCCGGCCAGCGTTGTGATACCAGCGGACAGGCAGCGGCGCAAAATGCCATCGACGTATGTCCAGTTCGGGATATTCTGCAGGGCGGCTTCATCCATGGCAGCGCAAATCATGTCAGGTTCAATGCCTTTGGACTTCCACCACATCTGCATGGCGTCAAAGACGGCGCGTTTGATGGGGCCTATATTCTGCTCATAGGATGCCACCATCCGGCTCATGATCTCTTCCTCGTCCGATTTCTGGCGGGTGGTAACGGCTGCGGGCTGCTGGATAGGTGTCGCCGGGGAAAGAGTGCCCGCCGCCGCAGGATGCGGGGCGGGTTCTTTTTCACCGATGGCAATGCGTTCAAGGGTCGTCATGATGTAGGTGCGGTATTCGTCCGTCTTGATGTATTGGGCGACGCTGCGGACGGCTGACACCAGCTTGGGGCTTTTTGTCCAGTTGTACTTGTGCCAGTTCAAGATCAGGATCTCTTTTTTCTGCCAGTTGTACCGGATGACATCATGTGTCTGTTCCATGCGGCGCAGCAGCTTCTTGACCGATTCTTCGTTATAGCCCAGCTCCTGCGCCATCTGGTTTGTGCTGATCTCGTAGCATCCGCAGATGTTGGTGTGCGGGTTCGTCAGCAGGTAGATGTAGAAATACTTATCTTCCGGGGTGAAGTCGTCGCAGACCTTTGTGTCACTCCAAAAAGATATGTATATCTGTCTGTACGTTGCCATCGTGTGCCCTCCTTAGAACGGCAGGTCATCGACGTCATCTTCGATGATCCGCATCTCGTCCTCTGTGTACTGGCGGGCAGGTGCGGCAGGCTGCGGCTGCTGCTGGGGCTGCTGGTAAGTCTGGGCGGGTTCTGCGCTGGGTGCGGGCGGCGGTGCCTGCTGTTCCTGCTGGGGTTCCGGGGCTGTCTGGGGCTGCTCCGCAGGTGCTGCGCTCCATACGGCATTGATGACCTGTTGCAACCAGTGGAGCTGCGTCTTGCCCGACGGGGTGACGTCCTCGGCGTCAAGCTGGTAATAGGTTTTGCCGTTGTATTCGTGCGGCTCGACCTTTTTGCCGCTGGCGATGATGCAGTCGCCCTTGTGGAGCATATCATCCCAGAGGTCAACATCAACGCGCCAGACGTTGACGTCAATGAATTTGCCAAGCCACTTCCCTTGCTCGTTCTTTTCGCTGTCGTAGCGGACGTTCAGCTTCATCAGGTAGCTGCCATTCTGGAGCCGCTTAAATTCCGGCTCTTTGGCAAGCTCACCATAAACAAGGACGCCTGTTTTACTGGTGGAAATCATTTTTCGACCTCCCGCGTATCGCTTTCAGGGGCAGCGTTTTCGAGAGCTGCCAGCGGGTCTGCTTCGTCGTTCGGGGTGGCGTCGATGATCTCGACGTCGGGTCGTGTGGGGGCTTTGGGCTTGCGCTGGCGGCGGCTAAAGGTCGGTTCAGTCTGCTGTACGTTTGCCATCATGCCGTCCGGCTCCTGTACGCCCTGCTCCTCTGCGGAATACATTGCGCCAAGGTCGTTCGGGAAAGCTTCGCGCATGGCCTGCATGGCGGCTACCTTGCGAATCATGGTCGCAGGCTTCACGCTCCACTGCTGGTTGACGTCGCCGTTGCTCTTGCGGCCGATGTACTCGGCCAAGGCGCACTCCGAATAGTTCGGAAACTGGCGGTCGTCGCGGTAGACTTTAGCCCAGCCACCAATCAGCTTTTCGCCAAACTCTTCATAGACCGCGCTGCCCTCGCGGTATTCGATCTGCCCGGTGCTGGTGTTGTGAACTACGATACCGCATTCGATGCCGGTAAAGTGGGGGTTGCGCTCTGCGCGCTTCATAAAGGCTTCTTTGCCGGGCACCATCGTTGCGGGCTTATCGCCGTACTTGATAAGATAGACCTCTTTCAGCCACGGGTTCAGGTGGTTGTAGCGGCAGAGGTTCAGGAACATCATAACTTCCTGATCGTTGACTTTATCGGCGTCGCCGCTGACCAGATAGGATTTGATAAGCTCCGGCGAAAGCTCGATCTCCTGCCCGCCTGCTTCGTACTTGATAGGCTCGGATGGCATTGCAGGTGCAAGAGCTGCATCCTGCTGGCGGGTCATGGTGGGTGCGTAGCTGCCAGCGCGGGAAGTTGCCACAGGTGCGCTACGCGGGGCGGTGTTCTGGGTGTTCTGGCCCGGTACGGAAAATCCCATAATATTGACCTCCTGTTAGATCAGTTTATATTCAAGGCCGATTTTATCCAGAGCTGCGATCAGCTCCCGGCCCTGCTCGGCGGTATAGCGGACGTGCAAGGTGCGCTCAAATACTTTGGGCTGCTGCACGGGTTCCGGCTGCTGCTCAGGTTGTGCAGCGCGGAGAGAGGAAAAGTCCAGACGGCCGTTGTCGTCGATGATCTTTGACATCTCGACGTTCTGGGCGGCCTGCGCTTTGATTTCAAGGTCTTCGGCGGTGGGACGCTGGATAACAGGCGCGGCGCGGCGGGCGGCTTCCTCGGCGGCCTTTGCTGCCGCTGCCTGCTCCTGCTGGGCTTTGTAGTCCCGGTAGGCCTTGCGCTCGGCGCGGGCTTCCTTCATGGACAGGTTTTTGAGGTAAGCGCGGCGCACGGCTTCGTATTCCTCGCCGGGTTCGCAGTCGTCGGCCAGATCGTCCAGCTCCAGCCGCTTTTCCTCGATGATGGTTTTCAGCTCCTTTTCGGCGGTGCTGAACGGGGTCGTTTTGTTCAACCAGCGAGTATCGAATATCTTGTCGATGGGGACAAGGACAGCCAGCGGCCCTGCAGCCTGTGTATAGACCGCTTCGAGCTTTGCCCGCTTGTCGGCCTTTTCCGCGTCCTCGTAGGCCTTGACCTGCACGTCGATTTCGGTAGACGTTGCCTTGATTTTCTGGCGCAGGTCTTTGGTGGTGGTTTCCAGCTCGGCCAGCGGGTCGAGGTAGACGTTTTTGGTTGCCGTGAAAGCCTTTGCAAGCTGCTTTTCCAGCGCGTTGAGCTTTGCGCGGTCTTTCTTTGCGCCGTCGATCATGTCGGCGGTGTAGACGCGGCCTGTGTACTTGCTGATAGCGTCGTTCACAAACTGTTCGACGGCTTCTTTGTTCCAGACCAGCGGCGGGATAATGGGTTTCTGAATCTGGACGGTGAGTTCTTCCATTGCTCTTACCTCCTGTTGATGGTTCAGCAGGCTTTCGCCTGTTGGCTTGCAGGCTTCGAAACGAAAATCCCGATGTCCAGCGGCTTTTGCTCACGAATAGCCTGCATGAGCTGGGCGTCCGTTTCGATGCCATATTCGCGCTTGAGGATGTCGCGCAGGCGGTCTTTAAGCTCCATCCCGGCACTTCCTTTCAAGCAGCAGCCGCATATCGCTTGCGTCCCGTGAGATGTTTTCGATAAAAGCGACTATCTTTCGGAGCTGGTCACGTTCCTGCTGGCTGATTTTGCCGTCAATGGCGATCTTCAGGACAGCGTTCTGCATGGCCTGAATGTCGCCGCCGTTGGTGTGGGTCAGGAAGTTGACCGCCACGCTTTCAATGTTCCTGACCTCGCAGGTCATGGCGCTGCCGACGTGCTTTCCGATTGGACAGTCGTTTTTGCAGTAGTGGGTCTCCATTTCGGGCATACCGTAGAGGTCGGCCATCGCGCAAACAATATCCTGCGGCACGTTGGCGGTATCAACCTCATAGTTGCGCAGTGCGCTTTCCGAAATGTTCAGACGGGATGCCGCTCCAAGGCGGCTGCTGAGTGCGTCGTTATGTTCCGACGCCTTTTTCCGACACAAAAAGTAGTAGTTATCGTTGCCTTTATTGCACTCATTCTGCATATCTTCTCGGCTCCAATGCTGTAAAATAAATGTAACGGGTTAGTCGATCTCAATGACGACGTGGTGAACCTCGGCATTCGAAATGCCTAACTGTTCGCTGATCTTGTTCATCACGGCGCCCTTGACCGACTTGCTGATCGTCTGACGCAGGGTAGCATCGGTAGTGCCGGTCGCCTGTGCCAGATCGCTGTTGGACAGCCCTTTCATGGTCATAAGGGTCTTGACCGTGCGTTTCCAGTCCAGATGCAGTTCGAGCTTCATATTTTGGTTCTTGACCTCCTTTGCATTTTTTGGTGAGCTATGCTATATTTAGGGTATACTTACATTTGTAAATAGCTTTGTGAGCTTTAGCCGATTTACATTTGTTATTATAACTCACTATTGTGAGTACGTCAACAGCTTTTACTCATTATTGTGAGCAGTTTTGTGAGGTGTGCCACTATGTCTTTGTATGAAAATCTGTGTGCTGCTTGTGAAAAGCGCGGAATCTCCCTGACCCGGCTTATCGTTGAGAGCGGGTTTGCCAGCTCCAACATTGCCCGCCTGAAAACCGGGTCGATGCCCAGCTATGAAATGGTCGAGGCTATGGCAAGACGGTTAAATATGAGCATCGACGAGCTTGTTTACGGTGAGAAGAATCTCGTTGTGCTGAATGAGCAGGAGCGTGAACGGATATCTGCTTACGGCAGAGGGAACGTTTTTATTTTGGATGACGAGGAAAAAGAGCTGCTGTCGATTTATAGATCCATCCCCGCCGGAAAGCGTTCCATGTGCAAAGATTTTTTGAAAACCCATCTCGTGCCCGACGTGCAGGCCGATGCACAGGAAGAAAGCAAAGAATAAATATATAAGAGGTGCGCTATGGTTTCGCATGATGAATTTATAAAAGAGTTGCAAGACCTGCTTGCCGCATATCAGGCGGCCAGCGCAGATGACCGTGAAAAAGTTATGCAGATTTTGAAAAAATATATTCCGAAAGATAAGGGCCAGCAATGAGGAAAGCAAAAGAGAATCCGCAAAAAGAAAAGCCGCAGCGGGCGGCCATATATTTGCGTGTTTCGACCTCATATCAGGCAGATCGTGACAGCTTGCCAATGCAGCGCAAAGATCTGGTTGGGTATTGCGAATATGCTTTGAACATCAGCGACTATACCGTATTTGAAGATGCCGGGTATTCTGGTAAAAATACAGATCGCCCTGCATTTCAAAAAATGATGATGCAGATTCGGAACGGAATGTATTCCCATCTGCTGGTTTGGAAAATAGACCGCATCAGCAGAAATCTGCTAGATTTTGCCCAGATGTATGAGGAGCTGAAAACGCTGGGCGTTACGTTCATCTCTCGAAATGAACAGTTTGATACTTCAACCGCTATGGGTGAAGCGATGCTCAAAATGGTTTTGATTTTTGCGGAGCTTGAGCGTAAAACAACCGCAGAGCGCGTGACGGCCACCATGATCAGCCGGGCAAATGATGGCACATGGAACGGCGGTCGGGTTCCGTTTGGGTACGATTACAATAAAGAAACCCAGACCTTTTCTATCAACGGCGACGAAAGCTATATTGTTCTGCAGATGTATGATCTGTATGAAAAGACCGATTCGTTAGTTCGTACAGCGCGTGAGCTGAACAAGCTCGGCTATGTATCACGCCAGCACAATCCGTTTTCCCCGGTGTCGATTTGGATTATTCTTCGGAATCCATGGTATGTTGGCACTTATCGGTACAATTACTACAAAATCCCCGGTCGCAGAGCGGTAAAGGAAGAATCTGAATGGGTAGTGATCGAGAATCATCACAGCCCACTGGTTAGTAAAGAACGGTTCGATCACGTTCAAAAGATGCTGGATTCAAATGCCAGATATCGAAATACTCCCGGCAGGAGTTCAAAGCAGAAAAATGTCAATATTTTTTCCGGGCTTATATGGTGTTCCTGTTGTGGCGCTGCTTTTACAGCTTCTCCGGGAAAGCTCCATGCGTCCGGGTATCGACCGACAAAATATGGTTGCCCGAATGTGCGCAAGACAAAAACCTGTAATGCAAAATATACCTCGGACCCTGTGATAGGTGAATTTTTGCTAAATTTCATCTTGAACGTGATAAATGCGCAAAAGGGTTTTGAAAAAATTAATTCCCCTGCTGATCTTGAATCGCGGCTCCTGCGCGGTGATGCGTTCCGGGATGTGGCAAAAATTGATTCTGCCAGCGTGGCCGCCCTGTATGAGATGCTGTCATCGTTCTCCCCTGCCGATTCGGTGTTGCTCAAAAAGCCGACCGTCAAAAAAGATCTTGATCCTGAATTGCGAAAGCTGCGAGCGGATAAGCGAAAAACTGAACGTGCTCTCGCCCGGCTGGATCATATTTATTTATATTCCAACAAGCAGATGTCGGATAAAGAATATCTTGTCAAGAAAAATGATTTGATGACCGACTTAAAGGAATTGGATAAATCTATCGGTTTGCTGACCTCGGAATCGTGGGCGCAGTCGCTTTCAGATGATGATTTCTTAGAGCAAGCCAGCAGCTTTATCATTTCCCAGCGCTTGCAGGAACGTGAGTATATTTATTTTCAGGGTCTTGCGGAATCGACAGACCCCGCTGTGTTGCGCGCGTTCTTCGTTTCCATAATCGATTCTGTACGCATGAGAAACGGCCTTGTAGAGACTTTGACGTTCAAGAACGGAATTTCTCACACGTTTACCTATAAGGCAATATAATAAGCCCCAGAGCCGCGCTCTTGCGGTTCTGGGGCTTTCTTTTTATTCGTCCGTGTAGTCGCTGGCGTTAAAAAGCCCTGCGGAATAGACGTGCCCTATTCTGCGGCCGTTACTGTCGATCGCGGTGCGCCGCACCGTTTCCTGACCGTACATATTCGGCCCCAGCTCATAGAGGTACTTCTTCGTGCGGTACTGCCCGGTGGTGAGTAGCGCTTCTGCCATTTTCTTTGATACTTTCATGTATAGTCCTCCTATTCAAGAAATAAAAATGTCAACGTAGCTGTTGCGGAAAGTGCTTTCAGCCCCATCTCTGCCCTTGACAATGACATATTGGTCGTGCGGGTCGGTTTCATCAAAGCCCATTGCCATGATCTCGGCGGCCGGGATGGTCTTGCAGGTGACGCTTTGCGCGTGCTCGGTATAAAAGCAGGTGGCAGCGTTCTTGCTGAATCTCTTCTTCAGGGCGATCTTGACAGTCATTTTCAGTCCTCCTCGATTTCGACCATTCCGGCCAGCTTGTAAAGCAGTTCGTGGTCTGCTGCGGAGATCTTTCCCTGCTCAAACTCACGGTCGATCTGCCAGAACGTAGCGTCCCGGTCGTTTTCGGTTTTGATTTCAGAAACCATCTTAACCAACTTCTTGAACATCTTAAAACCTCCATTATTTGCGAACGATGCGGTAGCACTCAGAAAATTCATGCCGAGCTTCCATTTCCTTGTTGGTGAAGCGGGAAATCATAAAGCCAGCAGCGTTAGCGTCGAACTCGTTGTCGTACCAGCAGCCAGCCACGCGAGTGGTACGAACGACGATCTCGTTCTCCTTGGTGGCTTTCAGGAATGCGTACAGATTCTCAATCTTCTTCCCGGTGTACTCTTTCAT